AAGTGATATTGAAAATGATCCAACATTCTCTCCAGGAACTGGTCAAATATTTAAAGGTCCATATATTAGAAACTGCACAAACTTCATTCCAGATAGTATTGGAATGAAAATTGATGGATTCCCAGCAGAACCTGGTGATGAAGATGATATTGGTGTACAGGGATCGATGAGCGTTGACTCCTATACACAGTATAATCAAAATGGAATTGGCGTTTCTATTACAAATGGAGCATATGCTCAGTTGGTTTCCATCTTTACAATTTGCTGTAACGAAGCAATTGTAACTCAGTCTGGTGGACAGTGTGACCTAACGAACTCCAATGCTTCCTTTGGAAACAAAGGTCTAGTATCTAGAGGTATTAGTGGGGTTAACTCCAAATCAATTTATAGAAAGAGTGCTAATGTTGCTGTAGCTGGTTCTATTGGTGATATTGAATTAAGTGTAAGTGGTGTTGGTACGTACAGACCATATGATGGTGAAGTTTTCTATATTGGAAAACTATACTATTCACTAAATTCTATCACTGTAACTGATGGAGGTTCTGGTTACCAAAACGCTAACGACGTTGATATTACTATCGATTCTCCAACCGGACCTAACGGAATTACTGCACAAGCAATTCCAACTGTTTTGGATGGAAGAATAACAGACATTACTTTAATCAACTCCGGAACACAATACGAAACATCACCTTCAATAACAGTTTCTGCTCCATTGTCTGGTGGTGGATCCGCAGGTTCCGCAGTTGTTAGCAAGATTGACCCACTATACTATAAAATTTCAAGTGCAACCTTACCAAATGCAGGAGTTACAACAATAACTTCAGTTCAAGGTTTAAATAATAATGTATCCATTGGAGATACAGTCTATTTGGCTCGCCAAAGTCTACAAATCGCAACCACAATCTCATTTGAATACATTGGTGCTGGAACAAATATCTTCACTGCTAGACCTGCTGTTGGAGGAGTTCCTATCCAAGAAAATGAGGTTGTTAAGGAAGATGGTGGAGAGGCTACATATACTAGCACCGATCAAGCAGGAAACTTCCGAATTGGTGATGGCGTTGTTATTAACCAAGCGAGTGGAACAGTTTCCGGTAGAGCATATCTGAAGAGTTTATTCAATAATGTAACCCCATTCATTCTAGCATTAGGAGATTAATCAAATGGCTGCACAAATTGCAATTAATAATTTTAGAACTGTAACACAAACAGTTCCAACATCTGAAACAGAACTATATACTGCACCAACAGGATATACATCAGTATTCCTATTAGCACAATGCGTTAATGTTGGTACATCAACTCACACTATCACCTTTTACTATAAGAGAGGTGCAACGTCAACTCCTATTGTTACGGCATTTCCAGTTCCAGCAGGAGATACAGTAAACCTTCTTCCAGGTAAATTGGTATTAGAAACTGGAGATAAAATTTCAATATCTGGTAGTAATGGAACTGATCTAAGATTTTTAGTCAGCATTCTAGAAACATCTAACTTCTAATTTTAGTTTAAGGTAATAAAAAATGAGCAACTACGGTAGATTTTTATCAGGAAAACAGAGAGACCTAGGTATTGGTATTAGCAATTACAGTGAAGGTAAGACTGTATTAAATGTTATTGGTAATGTAGCTATTGGCGGAAGCATTGGAATTGGAACTACTAGTAGATTTGATTTAACCGCTGATGTCGATACTAGAAATATTCGTGTTAGAAAAGAATTATACGATTCAACAGGAAGTCCTGGATTAAATAATCAAATTTTGGTTTCCAGTGGTGGAACATCTGTGAGGTGGGGATCTCTTGAAGAGGTTTCTGCATTCCAGGGAATCACAATCCAAGATGAAGGTGTACTTGTAGGTGGTGCATTAAGTACAAGAACTATTAATTTTGTTGGTTCTGCAGTCACAGCAATTGCATCTGGAACTATAGCAACTGTTACTGTCGATCAGGCAACGCCTGGTGGTTTTGATGGCCAGATTCAGTATAACAATAATGGGGTATTTGGTGGTGCTCAAACATTTTATTATAATGATTCAACTTTAAGAGTTGGTATTGGATCTACATCGATGAATAGAACTCTCGATGTTGCCGGTGATGTTGGAATATCGAGTTACGTTTATGCGGGTAGAGCATACGTTAGTTTGGATAATATTCTACCAATTGCTCCAGAAGAATTAGCATCAAAATCATATGTAGATAACTTTACAACTGCTGGATTAACGGTTCAAAAAGCTGTATCTGCTGCAACAACAGTATCAGTAAATGCATATTATGATAACGTATCGACTCCACCAGATGGTATTGGTGCAAAATTATGGGGAGTTGGTATAGGAACTCAAATAATTGATGGTATTGTACCAATCATTGGAGATCGTATTCTAATAAAAGATCAGGGTGTAGGATTTGGTTCAACAGCACAGAATGGATATTATTCAGTAACAAGACCTGGTAATGCTACCACTTCTTTTGAATATGTTAGGGTAACTGACTTTGACGAACCGCAGGAAATCACTGCTGGTGCATTCTCATTCGTTATTGGTGGTGATGTGAACTCCGGTGGTGGTTTCGTTCTTATCACTAAAGGTACGGTTTCTGTTGGTAATTCTGCGATTGAATTTACACAGTTTAGTAGTCCTGGTGAAATTGTTGCAGGTGATGGTTTGGTAAAAACTGGAAACGTCATTGATGCAGTAACTGCAAGTTCTTCCAGAATTGTAATGAATCCAGATAGCATTGATTTAGCACTTGTAGCTACGTCAAGAAGCAATCTAACGTCTGGTACGGGATCATTCATCAGTGGACTAAGCGTAGATTCTTATGGGCGCGTCAGTGGCGTTATAACAAGCAATACGCACACACTAGCAACATCTTCTGTAAAGGGAATTGCATCGTTTGATACACCTGCATTTTCAGTTGCTTCTGGTGCAGTAGGATTGGCTAGTACATCATCAGGTGGTGCTGCTGTTTTATTCGTTGATGGAACAACAAATCAAGTAGATGTTACTAGAGATGGTGGAAGAGAAATTGTTGGATTAACTCCCAACGTTACTATAAGTGGAACACTAACTGCAAATTCATTTGTCGGTAATGGTTCTGGATTAACTGGATTATCTGCTGGTGTAGGTGTTGCTAAGTCTTCAACTTTAATTGGTGTTGGGGCGACTATACTTAACTTTACTGGAATTGGTGTTAGCACTATTAGCTTTGCTGGTACTACTGCTACTATTAATATTCCTGGTGGAAAGAACGTTGATGATGTTGGTAATGCTAACCAAGTTCTATACAAAAATAGTTTAAACGTAGCTTCTGGATCTGCTAACTTAACCTTTAATGGAACTAACTTAGTTTGTGGAGGAACAGTCACTGCTAACTCAGATGAATCACTGAAAGAAAATATTAAAACTATAGATGGTGCTTTAGAAAAAGTACAAAATCTCCGTGGTGTTGAATTTGATTATAAGAGTGATAAAACACACTCTATTGGTTTGATCGCACAAGAAGTTGAAAAAGTTCTTCCAGATCTTGTACATGAAAATGGGGATGGAATTAAATCAGTTGCATATCAAAATATTGTTGCTGTTTTAATTGAAGCAATTAAAGAACAACAAAATCAAATTGATTCATTAAAACTTCAGATTAAATCTCTGAAAGATTTTGGAATTTAAATAAATAATCAAAATAGTAGAAATATGGATTATCCAAAGTTCAGTCACAAAACTGCCCATTTAAAGGGAAAAAAACATCAGTTGGATCCAAATCTAGATCTAAAGCAATTGGTCCACCACGCAACAGTTCAGTATGTTGATCGTGATGCTGATGGTGATGTTGATGTTTATGATAATCCCAAAAAAGGAATTTCTGATGAGAATCCGGTAAAAGATTTTGGAACCATGTCCAAAAAATTAATAGCAAAACAAAAGGGTGAAGTTAAGCATACGAAAAGAGGAGTTGCATTTGAATCGATATCAAATGATGATAGTATAGATGAGGGATTAGTTGGAAAATTAATTGATAAAGTAAAGGGTCGTAAAGCGATTGGGAAGACTGGTAGTGGTGGAAATGTTTATGTTTCTACCAGAAACAAACCATCAAAAGTATCTTACCAATCTTCATCAAAACCAAAACAACCAGAAAAGAAAACTTCGGAAATAGATCACGATGATCCATGGCTTAAGCATTCATCCGGTGCTGAGAAAAAAGCACATTATAGGCAATTGAGAGGGGAATCTACCGAACCAAAGGATCATGAGTATTCAATGGCTCGTTCAGAATTATCTACAATAATTAGCGCAGCAAAAAGACTTCAGAAAAAAATTAAATCTGGAGAGGGAAATTTAGAGGCATGGGTTCAATCAAAGATTACTAAAGCAGCAGATTACATTGATGCAGCTGCAGATCATCTTTCTAGTGGAGAAAGTGATCTAGGTGATCTGGATGAGGCAGTAAGAATACCAACAAAAAATGGAAATCTATTAATGGTCATTTTGACTTGGAAAGGTTCCACTTATGCACTTAGAGTATTTTTCCCACAATCAAAAATTCCAAATAGAAGAGAAGTTGAAGAGCAAATTCAGAAAATATATCCAGGATGTAAGGTAGTACAATTTAGAGTAGTTGATAGAGAACCAGGTGAACCATTTTTACAAATTGAAGACTGGCAAAAAGTAAATAAATCTGATGAGACTGATGGTATGAGTCAGAAAGCAGTCAATGCTTATCGTAAAGAAAATCCCGGTTCTAAATTAAAAACTGCTGTAACCGAGAAAGATCCTGGACCAGGAAGATCAAAACGTAGAAAATCTTTCTGCGCCAGATCAGAAGGTCAAAAAGACATGCATAATATTGACTGCACTAAAGATCCAGATAAAGCAATTTGCAAAGCTCGTAAGCGTTGGAGGTGCTGATGAAAAGTTTTAATCAATTTTTATCCGAATCGGTAAACATTTCAGGAGATTTCAACGGGAATCTCTATATCAATTCACAACCAGAACCAGAACCACAACAACAAGTTGGTGAAAGTTACGTAGCTGATGTTGTTTGGGAAGGCAATCTTTACAGATTGGAATTGGTAACTAAGTCTGGTATACCATCAAAGCAAGAACTTGGAGAGCAGCTTCAAAGAAACTATCCTGGAGCAATTGTTCATCAAATTTATCCAGCAGAAGAAAAGAATTTTAATATCAAAAACGTACAAAGATATCACCCATCAAAATTAGAGTGGATAGACTGATTTATGGCTATTTGGAATAAGAATGAGCAGGACTTTCTAAATCAAGAAAGATCTTTATTTGAAGTTTATAACATCGCAGATCACTGGGGTAACCAGACAGACTGGAGACCTCAGTTTTCTAATAACAATAGACTCAAG